GACATGTTTGTCCTGTTTTTCACCTTCTTTAAAACTATCAAAATAGTTGTAATTAAAATTCTCTACAGTCTTGTTAACCAAGTCAATCATTAAAAGGTTAGACGCATACATACCTTTTCGCATATTCATCATAACATTAGTAGAACCCACTACGTTGTATTCAATCATATTCATCATATGTCGGAGCGAATCTGATTCACTTAAATTACCAGTATCATCAAGAAAGATTGCTCTGACATTCTTTCTGTCCATCATACTGTCAATAGACCTAAAAAAGAACCCTTTACATGTCTCGTAGAATAGGAATGTGGGTGCAAAATTGTACTCAGCAGATAGACATCTTTTTGTAATTGAATTGATGAAATCGAATGGACGCATGTTAGGAGATACAAACTTGTAGTTGTTTGCTGTCTCTTCGTAATAGAATTCTTTCTTGGAGTTTAGTAAGTCTTCATCTCTAATAATCTTTTGGACTATATCTTTAGCAGGCTCTCCATCAAATGCCTGACTTACCCGAATCCTATTACTACGAACCGCTTCAGCAGTTGTGAAAGAAAGAGTAAATGCAACAGTGCCAGGATTTACTTCTACCTTAGAGTCAATCTTATAGATGTATAGTGGATGTTCTGTAAAGTCTAGTGATGAGTTTCTATCAGGTACACCAGATTGAGGTGTTGACAACTTTAAAATCAACTTCTCCTGTCCAATGATTGGAAGAGAGGTCAATAGGTTGTTTGTGTCTACAATAGCAATATCACCAGTAAGTGCTGTCTTGAAAATATTTTCAAAGATATTGATTGTTGATACCATAGTTGTGATGTCAATAATCTCACCGCTTGTTGAAGCGATCTTACACACATCTATTATATATTCGCCTGCATATTCAAGTTTGGACATTGTTACGCCTTAATGGATTTTCTAAATTCTTCTCGTATTGTGTCTACATATTCGGGACGAATGAGTCTAATTCTTCTTTTCTTCTCTACCTCTGCCTCTTCATATTCAGCATTGGTAATTGCAGTTGCGTCAACAGGGATAGTCTGAGCAGCATCATTTGGTAACTCTATTGTGACTGTAGTATCACCCGATTCTTGGTATATTTCATAGTGATGAATAGCGTCTACATTATCATATTTAGACTTCGTGTACCTTTCAAGTCGAGTCACTGACATGGGCCAATCTGTATAGATATCATTGATGTTGTTAACCATTAGAATAATCCAATGTAGGTTAGCATCTCCATAATAGTCATATGCAATATCTTCTGGTTTCTGAGTATCTTCGACATCATAATAGTCATATGAAGCTTTATAGATAATGGAGTTCTGTGATATTCTCGCTCTACGAGTGATATCAGTCATTTGAGTTGTTACCCCATCACCCTTTACATCATATGCGACTTTTGGAAAATGCATAAAATACATTAGTAACCCTCCGCTATTAGTCTTTTGGTAAGGATATTTTGTTCTTTAAACTGTAGAGTTATTTCTGTTTCTGTTGGTCGATCATCGTGATAGAACTGTGGACGTTCTCCACCATATTTCACATCAATACTCTCTAAAACACTGTGAAATATCTTATGTAATTTATCTTTATCATCTTTCTCAGGGTAAGTAATATTAAATACAGAAGGAGCGGCTAACGATTGTCCGTATTGTTTGACATCTGGTACATGTGGCGCCATGTGAAATCTAAAATATTTTACAATCGCTTGAATTGCTTTCGCTTCGTCTGCATTGTGCGGTATCATTCTAAAAGAAAATGAAAAGTTTCGTCTGTCTACACCCTCAAACATTAACTCAGTAGAGTTGTTCCTAGTTACACCAGAAGCAATCTCCATTCCTGCTTTACCACCTGTGACCACTTGATCAACCAGCGTTGCAAGGCCCTTTCCAGCGCCGGCACCTGCTGATTTAGCCACTGAACCAAGAACTGCTTTTGCTGAATCCATATTTGCTCCAGTAAAGCTTTGAGCAGCGTTGACAATTCCAGCAACGCCTGCACCCATTTCTGGTTCACCATAGTTTGATTTTTGTGACACATTAATTTGAGCAGGAAGATATAGACTAACAGACCCCTGTGAGTTATACATTGGCGGCCTTGGTACAACCATATTTCTTGAATCGTTGGTTGGTTCTGTAGCAGTACCAGTAGCTAACATCGTTGGTGCATGATATTCCATCGCTTGAAACATTACCTTATGCCTAGCATTGTTTGATCTTGAAAGTCCATACTCTAAAATCTCAGAGTTGCCAAGTCTTCGGCCAGTATATCTCGCCATGTCTAAATACTCCTGTAATAGTTCATAAAAGTATTTATAAGGTTTGTCATGGCGTATAGTGGAAAATTCATACCTACCAATATAACAAAATATAGGGGGGATGTCAAGAAGATTGTGTATCGTTCTTTGTGGGAGCGTAGATTTATGGTGTATTGTGACAACACTAGTGCAATACTAGAGTGGGGCAGTGAAGAAGTTATCATACCATATATATCTCCCCTAGATGGCCGAATGCACCGATATTTCCCAGATTTCTATATAAAAGTCAAACAAAAAGATAAAACCATTAAAAAGATGATTATCGAAGTCAAACCAAAGATACAATGTGGCCCACCTAAACCTCCCAAACGTAAAACCAAACGGTTCATCAATGAGGTTCGTACATGGGGTGTTAATGAAGCAAAATGGAATGCAGCAATTGAATGGTGCAATGACAGAGGTATGGAATTTAAGATACTTACTGAAGACCATGTAGGTTAATCTGTATAAATAGAAGTATGACATATTTTGACGAAATCTTAGAACGAAGTGGTGGTAATGAACGATCAGTAAGATGGTTCAGAGATCAGATTCGTGAGTTGGGCACTCCACCCCCAAAACGACTAATCAGTGAGGGTAAAGTGAGAGCTGCACCCCTGTTTGGTAAAATGAACTTCTTTGGATATGATCCAAAACATAAGGCGACTTTACCATACTATGACAGGTTCCCCCTTATCATGCCCATTGAGGTTGCAGAAGGTGGATTTATTGGATTAAACTTCCACTACCTATCCATCCCTATGAGAGTCAAACTACTCAATGTGATATCAGAATATGCATCTGATGACAATATGAACGATAAGACAAAAATACGTTTGACATGGAATAGAGTTAAAAGAAATCCATTAGTCAAACCAACAGTAAAGAGATACCTATTCGAACATGTAAGATCGCCGTTCAGAGTGATTGATGCAGATGAAATGATGACAGCAGTGTTACTGCCTGTACAGAAGTTTGTCGGTGCGAGTGAAGGTAAAGTTTATTCAGATTCTAGAAGGATAGCAAGATGACTGGCACAATTGAAGCATTTTCAAATACGTTTAGTAAAGGTGTTGCACGGCCCAATCTATTTACGGTAGATTTCACTAAAGCCCCAGTATCATATAGGGGTGGTGCTGGTGGCGGCCCGCCAGGCAGTGTACAAATGACTTCTGGCGGTAACGATGAGTTTAGTTTGCGTGTTCAGAGTGTTACAATGCCTGGCAAGAACATTACAACCACACCAAATGATAATGCATATGGGCCTTCCTATGAGATGGCGAATGGAATTAGTTTTGCAGAAGAAATTGAAGTAACATTTATTCTTGATCAAGATCATAGAATACGAGAATTCTTTAATGATTGGCAGGACGCTGTTGTCAACCCAAGCAATTATGACTTGAATTACTATGATGACTATGTTGGGACAATGGGAATTTACCAGTTAGACCAGAACAACGAAGCAGCTTCTGCCATAGAAGTGCAAGACGTTTTTCCAAAATCAGTTGGGCCTATTTCATACAGTATGGAGTCTGGGAGTTCCTTTCAAACAGTATCAGTAAATATGGCTTTTAGAAGATGGGTTCCAATAGTTTGTAACTTCAAGGGTGAAACTGTTGCGTATTGGTTAGATTCAGAAAAACCAAGAGTTTCAAATCCATGGCCATCACTTTTAAGTCCCTTATATAAGATTCAACAAACTTTTGGTATCGGTATACCGCCAGGAATTGAACAAGGATTAAATCAAGTGCAAGCATTTTCCAACTTTGCTTCAGACCCAACAACCTTTCTAAAGAGAACTGTTGCAAGCAAAGTGAGTGGGAAACTAGGCGGATTCCTGTCTGGATTTGGGACATAAATAATAGTAACAATATAATGTAATAGGAGATAATAATGGCATTACCAAAGTTAGCTACGGCTAAATATGAATTGACACTTCCCTCAACAGGGAATAAAGTTGAATACCGTCCTTTCTTAGTTAAAGAAGAAAAGATACTATTAACTGCACAAGCAACAGGTGAAGAATCTGATATGCTAAGGGCAGTAGAACAAATTATTGAGAACTGTACGTTCGGCACATTAAAAACTGGCGATCTACCCTTCTTTGATATTGAGTACGTTTTTATTAAACTACGCTCTAAGTCTATCGGTGAGGTTGCAACAGTTAAAATATTGTGCCCTGATGATAAAGAGACTAGAGTGGAAGTTGATATTAATTTAGATGAAGTTGAGTGTGTACGAGATGTGTCACACAATGCAGAAATCAAACTGACTGATGATGTGGGACTAACGATGGAGTATCCTCGTATAGATAGTCTTGCAAAGATTTCAAAAGTTTCGGATAGTGAAGCAGGATTTGCAATTGTAAAAGATTGTATATCGCAGATACATGATGCAGAAAATGTTTATGCAAAGAGTGACATGGATGGAAAAGAACTTGATGAATTTATTGACTCCCTGTCACACAGTCAATTCGAAAAGATTCAAGAATTCTTTGACACTATGCCTAAAGTGAAACATGCGGTTAAAGTAAAGAATCCAAATACTGGAGTAGAGAGTGAAGTGATTGTGGAGGGTATGCAGAATTTTTTCTAATAGCCCTCTCCCACAACACACTTGAGAACTATTTTAGACTAAACTTTACACTTATGCATCAACATAAGTATTCTTTAACTGAAATCGAAGGTATGTTACCGTGGGAGAGGGAGATTTACGTTGCCATGCTCTCACAGTACTTAGAAGATGAAGCAATGCGAGCACGACAAAATGCCGCTGATAGAAGATAAATAGGAGAATACTATGTCTGAAGAAGTAAAGAATGTAACGCACCCAGCAGATACTAATGGGGACGGTAAAGTTTCTAAAGAAGAACATGATATGTTCTTGGAGTTCAAACGTAAAGAACTTGAAGACAACGATGCTATGCGAGATGCCCAGCGTCAGATGACTTGGTTTGCATTGTTTGGATTGTTGCTATATCCATTCGCAGTAGTACTTGCATCATTAGTAGGATTAGATGAAGCACAAAAAACACTAGGTAGTATGGC